GCCGTTATCCGAATCTCAAATTTAGACAAATCGTAACTCCTATTCGCCTCAGACTTCCCCAGGGCATCATATAGCTTTGCAAGATACCGCACCACCCCGTCCAGTTCACTCGGCGGGTACGGAAACGTCGTAATGCTAGATTGACTCATAAATCAACCCTCTCCCCAAATGGCTCAAACTCTATCTCAAACCCAAGAAATTGAAACGTCTTGTCCGTAGACGGGAACTCAATCTTGAACTCAAAGAACTCGCCCGTCATCGGTGTAACCCAATAATCTCTACTCTGCGTCGCCAACGTCGCCGTCCCAAGATTCTTCGTGTAGGAAGTCCACGTTGACCCGCAATCGTTAGATATTGACACAATGGCCGGGGTAGACGATTCTAGGTCTCTGTATAAAACCTTAATCCTGTAAACCGTTTTCCATTTCCCCGCAAGACTCGGCTCAAGCTCCGAAAAATCGGTCGTCTTGCTTCGCCAAGATGAAAGAATACTCGCCCCGTTATCACTCTTATACGCATCGGAATACGTGTGGACATACCCATCAGACGTTCCCCAATAAAATACAAAAAGAGACTTTACCGACTGAGAACCAGCCTGGGAATCCGTAACATTACAAGTGTCTGTACAGGTTGAAGAAACACCCTCTGTTTTAGAATCCACCACGGAACACACATCGGTACAGACTGAAGATACGCCTTCGGTCTTGGAATCCGAAATGCTACATATATCTGTTTCCGTATCGGAAAAGAGGGTCGCGCTATCTTCGTTTGAATAATCCGTATATCCAACCAGAGTATCCCCCCGAACCTTATATGTCGCTGACTTATTGTCGAATGTTTCAGTATCGGTCCAGGACTCATCAAATGTCCCAAGGGTCACCATAAGCGTCCAACTTGCGTCCCCCTCGATTATTCTCCAAACCTCAATGGCGGTATAGACATCTTCATTCGTCCAAACAATATCAATACTTGTCCCCGTCGAAGTTGCCGAAAGCCCAGACGGTGCGGTAGCCATTATAAGGCCCCCCTGCCAAACCCGGTAACATCACCATCGAAAGTATATGTATACCACTCCTTATACTTGTAGTTGAAAACAAAAACGTATTTCCCCTCAGTCGTATTTACTACCCAAAATATCTCGTTCCTTATGGGATCGTGGCCGCCCCAAGACTTTTCTAATTCCGTGACCTCGGTGATGTCAAAAAACTTCGTCCGTATCTTCGTCCCAATCGGCTCTGGCTGGTCCGAGTTCATAACGTAAAAATCGTCCCTCCCAATAAAGGCATTTGTCCCCATAAACTCAATAATCGAATACGGGGCCACGCACCCAATACCACGCCGCTGTCCAACAATCCGAATCGGAGACGTAGCAATCCCAGACCGCGTGTAAATGTAAAGATTCTCCCGCTTGTAAATCACAAGGTCAGCCCCGACCTTACCCAAACCCGTGATATAATCTTCTGATTCAATCAGGTCAAGCATACCCGCCGTTGAATCAGTCCAGTCCGTAATATCCCCCTCTTTGGACCAGCGAATACTCGTCGGATACCTTGTCGCCCCGGTATAATAATCTGCAATAAACAACCTGTTTGCATATTCTATGCAATACCGGGCCTTCGACGCATAGGTTGTATCAAGGGGAACCGCATAATTAGAACCACCCCAATATTGAAGGTCAACGTCTCCATTAGTAAAAACAAATTTATCATTCACAACACACGTTGACCACCTCTCCTCGGACGGGACAGAGTACAGGTGTCGAATAATATAGTCTCCCGAAGAACCACCGGAGTAGGCAGATGTCAAGACAAGGGTATCGTTATCCGTAACAGACGATACGGTTCTCCAACTAGAGTCCGGCTCCACGTTCGTCGTAAGGTCTGCCGCAAGAACAAACTTGTCCCCGGCAGACACATTCGTTGACCACGTGGTTCCATTCCCCTCGACCGTAACCGTGCTTATGCTTGAAACAGAACCCGTAGTATACGTCCTCGTAATATAGGAGAATGTTTCACTTGTCCCGGTTTCCTTTTTTATGAGGTCCGTATCAGTCAGATAAAGAGTATATCTTGACCCCGCAAGCGTCTGATAAAGGTAAATACCATAGATTTGCCGAAGCGGAGAACGGTCAAGATAATACCCCGGACGCTTCTTAAAACTATTCTGCTCTATCCGGCCATTTGATACCCACGGAGAAAATCCGGGAGCCATAAAGAGAAGCGGATTCTCTGTTGATATGGCGTGGGCCACCGGCTTCAACGGGTAAATCATCCTCACGGCTCACCCCCACCCTCAAGCCGCAGGAAACTTTACCTTATACGTAAGAGTATATGTGTCACCACTTGTCAATGCCCGGGCCGAACCAAGGACGGTCCTCCCAAGCATCGTCCCCGCAGACGCATCATTGAACACCCCGACTTCGGCCACGGTCTTTGTCCCGCTTGCCGTCCATGTCTTTGCCCATTGGGTCGTATCATTTGTCGTCGTGGTCGTTGTTCTCGTAACGGTAGCCGCCGCCCTGGCAAGACCAGAATCCGAAATCTCAGCTATCAGTGCCGTCTGAGCAATGGCAAAGGCCGTACTCTCCGTCCCACAGGCAACATAGGTAAATGCCGTCGGTGACGAAACCCCTCCGCAAAGATTGGCAAGTTCCGCCGCCCCCGTTGTCGTAATCCCCATATCACACCTCCTACATCTCCCCACAAATTCGTCGTGTTTCAACGCCCAGGATCGCCCCAACATCTGGATACTTTGAGCATACAAGCAATATCGTGGCATACGCCACATCCCTGTCATGCCCAGTAAAATTCTCGTTTATCATCTTCGGAACATATCGGTCGTTCCAAAATGTCTCCTCCCACCATGACTCAATCTTGATAACGTCATTTCCCATAGGTATCACCACGGTAATCATACGGCGGTCTTATGACCTCTCTCCTGGCCCGCTCCTCGGCATCATAGCTACCCTGAATCGAGGTAATCATTTCCAAGGCTGTTTTCTTCGCATACTCGGCCCTCTCTGGCTCATTCAACCAGTTCCGCCCAAACATAACGGCTAATTCAAGAATAACATCATCCCACTCTTTCCCTATTTCCGTGGTATTGTAAGTGGACCCATCAAGATTATCCACCCGTTTTTTATAGTATACCCGCATCGTATACGTAGAATCGGGAGTGGGATAAAGATAGATAGATCCCCCCCGCCGATGCCAGTAGGCCGGATAACCTTCGGCGGATGTGTCCGACCTGTCTGTTTTTCCAACATAGTCGGGCCATGAAATCCAGTCAAGACGGGCATCGTTCGTTGTGTCGTAGACCTCGCGGATAATAAGGGCATCGCTTGGTGTGGAAATGTATGCCACACCATCCGTTGTATCCGATGTCGTGGACGTTTCAAGTTCGGGGAAATAAAGCGACTTCTTGATACCGAAGGGTTTATCAGACATTGTGAGAAACCGATATGCCTGATTCAGCCACAAGGGGCGATACGAGTCTGTCGCAGAATTATTCCCAAGCCGAAAATCCAAATATGTATCGACAAATTGACTATATGTATATGCCCCCATTACTCACCCCCATCAGTCGCGCTCTATGATCACAAGAATCTCTGATTCACGAAGAACACGGATACGTTCCCCAAAAAGACCAAGAGCAGGAGCCTCCACGGCAACGCCGGCCCAATAACCGATAACGACTTCTTGCCCCGGAAAATAAGTAGTCACCTTCGGACCGATTGACATAATCTTCCCGACTCGGCACATCTCGCTGTGTTTATCGGGAAGATAAATCGACCCAATCTTTTTTTCCTCAATGGGTTCAAGCTGGACAATAATGTTTTCCCCACAAGGAACAAACCTCATGTGTTATCCTCCATAATTTTCACTTCCGCATCCGCCCAGTCACGAATATCATAATACCACGGCCCATGCGAACTGCAATACCACTTGCCATTCCGGAAATACATCTCCGATTCCGGATATAGCCGCCCATAACAATGCCTGCTTCCAACGCCATTCGCCGTCAGCATGTTGGACCCGCCCGTTGAACCAGACACGGTTTCGTTATCATTGAAGATATAACCGTCATCATCCTCGCCAGTGCCATTGGACATCTCAATAACCCCCGCGGCATCTCCGGCGGCATAAGAACCACTCTCCAGGTCAACCGACACGACAATGGCCGTATCTCCGGACGTATCGCCGGTCAATGTTTCCCCGACCGTCGGGGCCACAGACCCCGAATCAAACTGAAGGGTATATCTCACCGCCAAATCCCCGCACCATGTACAGGACCGATACTTGTCCCCGCGAAGTCCGGTCTTGGGCCATCCGTCAGGAAGCCTCATAACGATGCCATAGTCTCAAAATATTCATAATAAACAATGGCCCGAATTGTACCCTGTGCCGTAAAAACATCGACGCCAGGGTTAGACGACCTCTGAACCGTGATATTTGTCGCGGCCGAGGTAATGTCTGTAGCCGCATTCGTGTTAAACATCGTACTCACCTTCGTGTTTGCGGCAACTGCGGCGGCTGAGGCAATTGTGGCCGTAGCCCCGGTAACATAT